AGCAGAAGCCCCTCTAGGAATGGCAGCGGCAAATCTACCTCTCTCCCCTCTAACCAATTGCGTATTTCCGAAACCAGCAACTGTAGAGACAATTCCGAATGTGTCTGTTCTATCAACAGGATGCGCTTTTAAGGCGCTGTAGCCATCTTCAAAATCAGCAGGAGCTTCTCTTGCCGCTTGTGCTTCTACAGCTTCGGCGGTATCTTCTACAGCATCTTTAACTAATTGCTTTGCAATAGCAACATCAACGAGAGTGCCATCTACGATAGCTCTGTCGCCTTCAATTCTCATATTTAAAAGTGCCATAAAATAAAACCGACCTCGTGCAGAGGCCGGTTAAAATTTGCTTTCATTAGAGCGCCTCTGCTACTCCGTAGAAGCTGTGCCGATTTACGTACACAATTTAAGTTTTTATTAAACCTGATCGAAGATAACCTGAGTTCTGGTGTTAACATCTGCGATAGACGTATCAGCAAGAGCTCTGAACGTAACAGGGATTGATTGCTGCTCTCCTGTCTTGTTGTAAGGAATTGCTGATTCCTGTGCGCTCTTCTGAACCTTTCTAAAGGCATGCATTCTAAGCTTACCATTAGCCTTCTGGAAGATAATTGCCAGTCGCTTACGGTTATAAACAGCAGGCTCTCCAACGCCCATTGTTCTGAAACCACCAGAAGTCGAAATAGGACCACCTTCCCAAGCAACTTGGAAGTTTTCCAAAGTCACTTCTGCAAGAGCGGTAGCGACAGTCTGCTCATAAGACACAGGCCGAGAGTCAATGTCTCCAAGAATCTGGTCTACGTCAAAGGTTTCCTCAGTGTTGTTGTGGGTAATAGTGATACCTGTCTTTGTGGCACCAACATCTACCCACCCTGACATAGCGTCAAAGGTTGAGAGGTTAATAACATCACCAATTCCCGTTGGGAATGCGATGGTAGTACCTGCCACAAGCAATCTAGCTGCGCCACGGATAAAGTTATCGTCTGTAATTCCAGTACGGAAGAAATCGGCCATTTAGACACCTCCTCTCGGCCTATATAATCTAATTAACATTTTATATGAATATTCTATTAAGATTGACTAAAATTTACGTATTTATTGACGGTATATTGTAAAGCTCCGCCTTGCCAATACCATCTATCGCCATGAGATGTTTTCTCTCTGCGAGCAAAAACATCGCCAACAGACGATACCGGCGCATTTAAAGATAAAATTGTATTATTAAGTGTTCTATTCTCTAATGAATCCATAAATGTCAAATGAACAGCGTCAAGAGTTTTTTGAATTCTTGAATTAACTTCCTGTTCTGAGTCAAGAGACTTAACCATTATTTCAATTCCCAGAGTGGCATTGTAAAGTTCTCCAGTATCATCTGAAGAACTAGGCACATTGCCGAAATAACAAATAGCGCATACATTAGGATAATTTTCAATTGGGGCATTTATTAGCGAAGGGATTGTGCCAGCATAAAAATTGAAATCTTCAATAGGTTCAACAAAGAAATCAACATTGCCTAAATTCAAGGCGCTATAAAAATCAGCGTCTTCTTGTGCCCATACGCCATTCATTTCAGCAATTTTTGTGTTTAAGTGGTTATATAACACAATAATAGCCTGACGTTGTATGAGTTCTTTTCCTAATCGTGTGGTCAATTCCATTAATTAACAACATCCCATATCAAATAATCTCTATAAGTATTAACTCTGTCGTTATCAAACGCTGGCGGAAATTCCGCAGGATCAGAAGTGACAAGGATTTGTCTTCCATTGTCGCCATAAGAAACACGAGGAATAACCGCTCTTGCGGCGTTGATATTAATGCCTAGATCATTACTAAGCAATGCTGCTTCATTAGAAAGGCGATCAAAAATCTTCCACAGATCGGCTCTGTGGTCAAAATAAGAATTTGATTCATTAGTGCCGGTAGTAGTGGTGGCAGCTAATTGATCGCCCCAGAAATCAATAGCAGCAGGAATAAACTGAAGCGTAGTTAATATCCCAAGTAAACGCTGCTCTTTAGGATTATAAACTGAAGCTTCAGTATTTTCCGCCACAACGGTATTGTAAAGTCGAAACTTTACATAATCCGCAAGTCCCTGCAAATCTTCTGGAGAATAATAAGCGTTGGTAGAACCCACCAATGCTGCATAGCTCGCGGGTACATACTGTTTTACGATATTAGCGATAGCACCCACGGTGGGCCTTCCTATTTAATATTCTTCAGTAGGAAATTCAGGATCATCCCGTTCTTCTGGCTCATCGTCTCTGCCGGCGAAAGAAGCAGGGGTACTTAAACCCTTAGCAATAGCTCTGACAAGTTCTGCTCTTTCGTCAATTTGCTTTTGCGTAAGAAGCTTAATACCTTCAACTTCTCCGGCTTTAATAGCCTCTGCCAGATATGGTGGCATATCTGACAGAGGCATTGAATCACCAGGAGACATTAGTTTAGACTCAACATCCCATGCCTCAGTACCATCAGGTAAAAGACCGGGTTCGCTCGTCCGCTTTACGTGAACCGTAAGCGGCATTTCTGCGAAAGCAACCTTTTCAACGGTTGTTCTTGCCATTATTGAATCATCTCCCTTTCAATTTTTATTACGCGACCTTAGCCCATACGAAGGCGTCAGGGATAAGCAATCTAGGCATTCTGGCGCTAGCTACTCTCAACAGGTGATTCTTAGATTCATGGTCTACAAGCGTTTCTGCCTGTACACCCTGTCTAAGTTCAATTTCGTTCCATGCTACTGAAACAGAAACAACACCGTCAAGCGTATCTGCGATTGGAGTACCATCAAGTACGTACTCAGTGGTCAAAAGAACATAACCATCTGGGAGGTACTTCGTAAGCGATGGACGACCAATTCCAGCCTCACCTACTGCTCTATAACCATTGTCATAGATAGTAATGTCAAGAGACTGTGAGAATGTCTCAAACAGATTCAGAATGTCTTCTCTTCTAGGACGCAGAATGCTGTTAGCACCAGCGGCATAGAAGTTAATTGCGTTTCGAATCTTAGCGTTGTAGATAAGGTAATTATAGGTCTTTGAGTTCATGTGAACGTGGACACCATAATAACCAGTATCATCAGCAAGAAGTTCCGACCATGACTGGATATCAGCCACAGGGTCAGCGTTTGTAGTATCTGACCACAGAACAGCAGACTGAGGCTTATGGTCGGCCTGTAGGCCCATACCAATAGCTACTTCCTGATTTCCGTTATCAAATGGAACTACAAGCGCATCCTGGAACGCCTTCCAACGCATCCATTCAGTGAGTCTTTCGTTTCTCAGACGCAGGATTCTACCTTTGTCTGCAAGCTGTACGCCAGCACTTCGGCGCTCTTCCTCGCTTGGCGAGTTAAGCTTTCTCCACTCTGACTCCTTAATTCTTTCCTGTTCGTCAAGAAGCACGAGCTCCATGAGAACTTCAGTCCATGCAACCTCTGGCTTGAAGAGAGGAACTGAAGCATCCCATGCGCGGAACTGACCAATACCGAATGGCTTAATCTCCTGAACATTGGTCTTAACTACCGTTTCATAGGTAGGCTTGTCAGGAGCAATACGCTCTCCCAATCTTTGCTGAGAGTCTTCAGCGGCACCTGGGGCACGACCCTCTGGCGGTCTACGAATTTCGTTAGTCAGAGCGGCCTGATCCCAAACGTCGAATGTCTTAAATGGCATTTACTTCACCTCCTCCTTATTCAAACTTGCATGTGTTAAGAGTGCTTACAACGGCTGAAGCGTAGTTGGTAAAGCCAACAAGGTTGGCAGTAGCAAACACTACAGCGTGGAAGAACATAGCTGCTGGTTCCATTGCAGAGGTTGAGCGAGCAACCAAATCAACAGGGGCAGCCAAGATGCCTTCCACTCTACCTGAACCGTCGTAAGGAACGTGACCCTTTGGGTTAGTCACAGAGAGCTTAAGAATAGTTCCAGCCGGCACCACAAACCTACTTGATGAAGCCTCTGGGTCTGTAGGCCAGTTCTTCGCATCGAGTACGATATTCTCTCTAGGACCAAGCTGTGCGGCATACTTCAGAATTTCTTTGTCTGAGTATGAAGAGTTCTTAGTTACTCCGAATGGCATCTAATCTCACCTCCTTATGCGGTTGCTGCTTCCTTAGCAGCTTTGTCACGACGAATTGCTTCTGCAATTGCGTCCTTTTCACTATATCTTTCGTAGAGGAACAGACGGTTTGCCTCTGTTCTAACTTCCTCGGAAAGATTTTCGAGACTTGCATCGTCAGGCGGAGCAGCCCCTTCTGTATCTCCGTCAGTGATTGGATCATCTGCGAGATTTACAGTAGGTGATGCGTTAACCAGACGCTCTACAATGTCACTAAGCGTTACACTCTCTGTTCCTTCACCTTCGGAAAGATTAAGGTCATACGTGTTTCCGCTATCTGCCAGAAGAGCTGCCTTAGCTTCCTTAATCACGGCGGGAGACTTCTTTTCATCTACCCATACGCGAACCTTCTGGTCAATTTCGTTAGTTCTTGACTCACTTTCGAGCTCTACAAGACGAGAAAGCTTTGCTCTCACGTCATCCTCAGAAAGTCCGAGTTCCGAGAGGAAAGTGTCGGTATCATTTTCTGTCGCAGTTTCGTCAACAACTGTAGTCATGGTATCCTCTACACCTCCTTCGAGTGGTTCTGAGGTTTCTATTGCAGGTGCCTCAGAAAAACCGACTACATTTAGATTTTCTGAAGCTTTAACTCCGAAAGGAGCCATTTCCTTAAGCCAAGGCTTTGGGGTCAAAGCAACGTGGCCTAAAACTGAATCAAACTTTTTGCCATTTTCTTTGTCAATGTAATTGAAATGGATTCCGGCGCTCACATTAGGAATAGTGCCTCTGTCAATTTTATCCTTAATGTCAGGCTCGGTAAAATCAATAGCCGCCTCTAGTGTAGAGCGACCCTTTTCATCTTTTCCAAATCTCAACTTCTTGACAAAACCTGTATTTTCATGCACTTTATCATCATGGCTAAGAGGCACAGTCACATGTTGAACTGCTCCTGCCTCAAAATTCTTTTTAATATCTGCCATTGAAATAATCTGCTTTTTAGGATCAGACTTACCAGATTTTACGATAGTCAAAGGCTTAGGGACTTTTCCTCCACTTGGAGAATACTCCCATTTCCCTTCTCTTAAGAATGTCTTCCAAATCAAGCCGTCTGTATCAGATTCATTGCCGGCGTCTGTGAAGTAAAGCTCAGCAACAAATTCTTGAGTCTCCTCAGCAAAATTCAAGTTTGACTCAACCCAAGCTCTCTCAACTGGCTTCCATTCATTTTCATCGTCAAGTTCTACAAGCCCTTTCTTTGTGACTGAGAAAGGTACAACATAATAATCTTTACCACCAGCGCAAATTAAGGCTTCATTGCCTCTAATATCGTCTACCCAATAAGACGATCCGTACCCATCGCCACCGGCGTTAAGTTCTCCTTCAATCTGACGACGCAAATCGCTAAAGCTGCCTTTTGCAACCCACGCAACATCGCCTTCGCCAAATTGCTCTACAGTATCTTCCATTGTTTCCTCATCATAATTATTTGATGTTAAGATCATATTAACAGTTTCATCTGAAAGATTAATTGCAAAATCAATAAATTCTTCTAAATAACTATCATCATTATAAGTGAGTACAAATTCGGCCATTTCCTCTT